AAGTTTCCGGCAACACCGGACTCACTTCCTTGATTGCTACAAGTGGCACCCAGAGTGCGCTGTCATCTGTGTGCTAGATGCTTGGGAGGCGGAAGTTCACGACGGCAGCGAAGTATCCGCGACTCGTGAAGTATGCGACCACGCCGACTGGACCAGCAATGTCTATTCTGACGACATCTACGCTGACATGGGTTATCGCTACTGCCCTAAGTGCGGAGAGAAACTATGAACCTGTTCCACGGACCGTTGCACCACTGGCTCCCCCACATGATCCACTTCCTTACATGGAGGTTCAAGTAATGCCAACCCGACGCAAGCACAAGGATTTGATGAAGCCCTGGCACGCTCGAGTTCGACGCAACGGCGTTGAGACTTCGCTCGGCTACTACTACACCTACGACGAGGCTCTCATTGCAGAGCTTGAGTACGCCGAAATCTACCCATCACAGCAAGGACGGAAAGTATGAACATCATGGCTCAAGGCTGCGAGTGCGGACACCTGCGCTACTACCACGGGTTCCCCGAGGACGGTGGGCTTGAGTGTTGGTTGCCCGAGTGCGACTGCACGGAGTTCGTCAAGGTCACACCACCCGAGCCAGTCTGCGGGAATCTGCTATGAGCACCTACGCCCTCATCATCACCCTCATTGCTATCTGGACTGTCGTAGCCCTGTTGTGGGTGGAGTAGCGGTCACTAACGCCCATAAAGGGCATAACGCTTTCCGTTATGTCGTCGCATGTTATGGCGGCACACATTATTCGTTGGAATAATGTGAAGATTTACACCGAAACCGAACGAAAGGAGCCAACATGGTTCTCTCTATCCACGAAGTAACCGAAGCCATTGAGTCCGAGGGGAGGAAACTGGGCAAGCTCGTCACCGAGATCAACGATGCAGCCCACAAGGACGCCATTGCTGAGATCGCTTACAAGTCTGCGATAGCGAAGGCACGCATCCAGTTCCGCCTTGACCACGAGAAGGCAACGGTTGGAGCCACCGACGACCACGCTCAGGTTGCAGCAGAGTCCGAGCACTTGGCGCACTTGGTCGCACGCAATCAACTCATGGTGCTGCGAGACTCACTCCGAGCCACGACCGCACGCCTTGACGCACTTCGTTCCATCATCACCACCGTTCGAGCAGCAGGAGGCTGACATGAAGATTCAGAGCGATTACGCAGGAGAGCCAGACCAGGTGAAGTTGCTGATCCGAGACTTGGACGACGCACAGCGCCGGATTGAGCAGTTGAAGGCCACCGTTGAGGTGCTGAACGGTCAGGTCATCAAGGAGGTCAACTCCAAGTTGCAATACATTGAGAACATCCGTAGAATGCAGGACACCATCAACCAACTAGAGAGGAAGCAATGAACAAGCCCAAGCATTACAGCGAGGTTCCCTACGAGGAGCTCCGAGCAATCCGTGACCTGTGCCGTGAGGTGCTGCGAAACAGCGGTGCCTACATGAGCGGTCACAAGTTGGCCGAGGCCGTTCTTCGACTGATGGGGGAGCAGAAATAATGGGCTACTACTCCGAACGAACCTGCCCTGAGTGCCTGAGTATCCCCTGCGATGATCTGTGCGGCGTCGAGTGCGAGTGCAACGAGGAACACTACGACTGCGCCGCCGACGAGTGCGAGTGCCGACTGCACGGGGAGGACTGATGCCATCTAAGTTGAACAGAGACAACACTCCGAACCCTTGGGTGGCTCGAGTCAACCGTTCAGGAGTGACCTACCACCTCGGTCAACACCCGACGAAGGAAGCAGCCGCAGCAGCAGAGGCAGCGTTCTCCGAAGCGTGGCCGTCACTTCGCATGACGCAAGAGGAATACGACGCCATCACCGAGCGATGCGTTCAGTTGAGCGAGAAGGGATTCTCGCAGAGAAGCATTGGACAGCAGCTCGGCATGAGCCGCATGACCGTTGCGAGACACCTATGGAGGCACCGTGGCTTGGCTACAACCCCACAGGAGTAGGAAGCGACCGTGGAAGGCGCACGCTATTCGAGACGGCGTGAGCATCTCCCTCGGCATGTTCGCCACCCGAGAGGAAGCACTTGCCGCCGAGCAAGCGTTCCACCAAAAATGGCCGAGCAAACGTATGCTCCCGAGTGAGCAGCAGCAGCGCACCGAGCAGATCAGGTCACTCCGAGCACAAGGCATGACTTATCAAGAGATTGGCGACAAGTTGGGACTGACCAAGCAGGCAGTCTCCTCGTGGAACAAGAGGCACAAGTGAACGCCCGTATCCTGACCGGCGACTGCCGTGAAATGCTCCGCACTTTGGAGGCTGGCTCAGTCCGAACCTGCATCACCTCACCGCCCTACTTCGGGCTGCGTGACTACGGACACGATGGACAGATCGGCCTCGAGCAGACACCAGACGATTACGTCAAAGAGCTGGTTGAGGTATTCCGTGAGGTGCGCCGTGTTCTGTCTGACGATGGAACGCTGTGGCTGAGCCTTGGGGACAGTTATGCAGGCTCAGGAGTTGGTGGTGGTGGTAACCGTAAGGGCAATGAAAACGGTCAACACGACGCATTGAAAGCCCTAGGCCGACCACCAGTGCCCACTGGCCTGAAGCCGAAAGACTTGATTGGCATACCTTGGCGAGTAGCGTTCGCACTTCAAGCCGACGGCTGGTATTTGCGCTCGGACATCATCTGGCACAAGCCCAACCCGATGCCAGAAAGCGTGACCGACCGACCCACCAAGAGCCATGAGTATCTGTTCCTGCTCACCAAATCGCCAAGGTATTACTACGACCACGTTGCAGTTCGAGAGCCAAGCGTGACCGGCTCGTGGGATGCCATGCCACCTATCGGCGGAGCCAAGCACGTTGAAGGCAATGAGAACAATACTTATTCCGGCAACACTCCGGCAAGCGATGGACTTCGCAACAAGCGTGATGTGTGGACAATCTCTACCAAACCATTCAAGGGTGCTCACTTCGCCGTAATGCCTGAAGCATTGGTTGAGCCGTGTGTGTTGGCAGGAAGCGCAGAGGGCGACACCATTCTTGATCCGTTCACCGGCTCGGGAACAGTGGGAGTCGTAGCCTTGAAGCACCGACGCAACTTTGTCGGGACAGAGTTGAACCCTGAGTATGTAGAGATTGCAGAGCAACGCTTGAACGACGTAGAACCGAGGATGCTGTGAACTGGCTAGAAGCAGAAACCGACACCGAAGTCAAGGTCAAGGGCGAACGAGGGGCGTTCCGGTTCAAGGGCGTCAACCCTAAAGACGGTTCGCTCTACCTGTGGGGAGGCGTGACGGGTCGAGAGAGGAACCGAAGCGTTGCACCCGAGAAGGTGGATCTGCCGAAGAAACCGACGCTGCGATGACTGATCTAACTATGGGAGAGACGCAATAAGGTCACGCACGTTGGCATGAAGTTGTTGAACCGTGCCATCGTTGACGATGATGTAGTCGCAGTCCTCAGCCGTGATGGAGTTCTCGGTTGGACCACCAAGGTTCTCTACGCCTGGTCGCTCAATCCAGATGACCTTGCCGCCCCACCAGTGGATGTTCTCCACCTCGTTCTTGAAGCGCACGTCGGTCACGGCGAAGTTGGCATCCGGCTCGGACTGGTCAATGATCTCGTCAATCATCACCGCCCAAACGCCCGACCACAGCACCTCTCGAGCACCCATGCCGAGGTCTTGCAGGAGCCTGCGAACTTCAGGGATTTCACGCTTGACATTGTCCCACCCGAACCGTTCCACAAGCTCACTCAGGCGCACAGGCGTTCCGAGGGACTCATAGATAATCGGGTCTAGGCGCAGCAGGAGTGCTCGAATCGGGTCAGCGAAAGCGATCTGCCTGTAGTACAGCCCCCGAGCTGCTTCGTTCTTGCCAGAGCCAGCGAGTCCGGCGAAACCGACGATCACGCGTACTTCCTCTCAAGGTAGGACAGACTGATCTCCATGATGTCGTAGTTGCCGTTGACCACTTCGTTGCACACGACGATTCCACGCCACTCACCGTTGCCCTGCGGCCCCACATAATCCTCATCGTGCAGGTAGCAGTTGTGGTGAGCGTAACCTTCAACGATCATTGTCTTGGCATCAACGTCAACCATCCTGATTGGCTTCACGCCACACGGTTCAATAGAGACAACTCGTGGATCGCCACCCTTGCGATTGGTGACACGCCCCAAAAACTCAGGTCGGAACTTGGCGAGCAACCGAACAGGCCGAATGGCCCCAAGGATCGCTGCCGTTGTTGCAAGCCCACCCTTGAACCGAACACTGTCAGCAGTGTTGTCTGAGGTGTAGGTCAACCCCTCTATGCCGAACTTGTCAAGCACAATCTTGAGAGCCTTGTCCATCACCGCACCGGGCTTCTGAGCGAAACTCAACTGAGCGACAACTCCACCACTTGTTTCTCTGGTGTACAAACAACCTTCACCGTCAAGGATGCCCGAGAGATAGCCACCGTCGTATGACAGGTCAGTCTCCCACTCAGTCAAGGGTTGTGAGATGCGAGTTCCCTTGCGCAGTTGCGTAGTCGTCCGCCACATATAACTGGAACCTTCTCGCACCGCAGTAGGTCCGCCAACTCGAGTAAGCCATAGGTGATCTGGCGTAGCCACGAACTCCTTGCCATTGTCAAGGGTGACGCGAACCGTTTCTTTCTCAACCGTCTTGGCAGCGAGAACAGTCCCCGTCTTGAATCGTCGGGAGCGTCGGCCTACGACATCTTCCTCAAACGACACGATCTTGTCGCCAGCGTTCAACTCAGACAGAGGAATGTACCGAAGGTCAGCGGTCAGAACCTTGTGGCTCTCCTCTAAGCAGGCTCCCGAGACGAGTCCACGCTGCACCCCGGCGATGGTCTGGCGCATCCCGGTCAGGTGGATTTGTTGGTGTCCCATCGTGAACGAGCAACCGATGGACTTCAGTCGAGTCTCAATGTTGTTGCCCGAGTATGGCCTGCCGGTCATTGGGTTGTAGAAGAAGTGCGAGTAGGCGATGCCGTCAATGAACACGACGTCCTTGAACTCATGCACCTTCCAGCCGTGCTGCTGCCACGCAAAGGACTTGGGACCGAATACCCCCTCAAAGCGAACATCGTCCCGCACGAGGCGAAATAGACGGTCCTCGTGGTTCCCTCGCAGGTGGGTGCGGTTGATCTTGCGCCAACCCTTCTTCTTGCGAGCGTCGTCGGCCTTGTCAAGGTAGGCAGAGAGGATAGCGATTTGCTTGTTGCCGACCTCGAGGTCTGCTTCAATGCGTTGACCCTCGGCGTTCTTAGAGCCTGGTCGGTCATACGACGACAGCGAACTCATGTCGTGGAAGTCACCGAGCTGGATTACCTCTACTCGACCCTCACGGCGAGACAGTAAATCCTCAAGATACTTGCCGATCCATTTGATGTGGTCGGTCGGAGTATCGGGGGTTATCTGCATGTCGGGCAAGATAACATGCGTTGCGGGAATCTTGGCAGTCATGGCGACCTCCCTTGTCGCTGTGATTCTACCACTGATTAGGCAATAAGAGCGGTAAATACCTCACTCGGCATCATCGTGTAGATGTCCTTCTTCGCCATGTTGATTGTCGTGTCCCACCCTGCATACATGAGTGATGCTGCCACAAGTCCGCTGCAAATCCATGTGTTGCTGCGCCGGAGACAGATGGAGTCGGGGAGCAGAATGTCCAGCACACAAGAGAGAATGGTGACGATGCCGTACTTGGCACCAACCTGCGCTCGAGCAAACACGAGAAGGTCTGCTGGATTAGAGGGGCAAGGTACTACTTGGTAGGTGCCGCCTGGTGCGACTTGGCTGAGGAGCTTGTCGTTCGTGACTCCCTTGGCCTCCGCTTGGATGATGTACCAGTCGCCGTTCTCCGTTGGTCGGTCAAGGATAAATGCGTGGTTCCACGTTGAGGCATGGCTGCGTCCCCTAATCCATTCTCCGAACCTGATCGCCCGACCGATGATTCCGGTGGTGTGCGCGAATCCAACGTCGCCTGCTCTCATTCTGATTCCGTGATGTTCTTGTGGCTCCACTTGACGGCTCGCTGCGTGACGAACTTGCCGGTGATGCCGATGGGGATGATGCCGAGCCAGCCTTGCCAGCCGAGGTGAATGAGTTGCACGCCGGAGAACGATGCGAGGACGATGCCTACAACGTCACCAATGCCGTCCATGTTGCCCGCTAAGCGATGCCGACCGTTCGCCACGGCGTCGGTGCAGATCGTTCCTACGATGTCTTTCACGACCATACAGGCCGACCCTACGCCACTGTAGAACAGGACTTCCAGCCACAGTTTCACTCAGGCATCTCGATTCCTAGGTGGTCACAGATAATGGCAAGCAAGTCGCCGGGGTTGCGAGTGTTCTTGCCGTTGGGCATCAACTTCTTCTCAATGCGAGCGAGCGACCTTCCGTGCTCCGCCACGACTTCCATGAGTTCCTCAGTCTGCTCGGTGCGCTCTCGGTGCTTCTGGTGGAGGTTCCAGAGAAAGCCAGCGATGGCACCGATGCCGCCGAAGGTGACGACGAAGTTGGCTGCGTTGGCGTCCAAGGTAGCCCAATCCACCGCAAGCATTTACATCAGGCCCATTTCATGCAGCTTCGCCAGCGTCAGTGGTCCGACGATGCCATCAGGAACGAGTCCGTGTGACTTCTGCCACGCCTTGATCGCTGCGATGTTCTTGAACTTGAATACCGAGTGCTTCTTGCCAATGGCCTTGACCACCTGCTTGAGCGTCGGCTTCATGGAGCCGTTGGTTGCAGGCTTGGGGTCGGCGGCGATGAACCGGAGGTAGGTCTGTGGTTGTCGCCCATCTTGTGAGACTCGAACGAACGAGGGGTCGCCCTGTTGTCCCATGCTCACGGTGAGGGGGTCAAGTCCTGGCTCAACGACGATAGCCGTGTGCCAGCCGGTGCCGGGGCCGTAGACGATGATGTCGCCCGGTTGCACCTGCGAGAGAGGGATACGCTCTCCGTGAGAGAGTAGCGTTCCCGTGTATCCAGTGCCGTTGTAGTTGAGGCCGTTCGGGTCAGGCGCTCCTGCCCATGAGTAGCACGACGTCACCCAACTTGAACAGTCCGAGATGATCGGCAGTTGGTACGGCTTGTGAACCGCCTCCATGCGCTCGGATCCCTCAGAGTAGGTGAAGTGCTTGTGGTTGGCTACTCCCCACCGTGCTGCCTTGACGATTTCATCACGCATTGTCATGAAAGTCCCACCACCGAGATGCTTGAGCCGTAGATTTCCAACGATGCGCCGCTTCTGTTCTTCGCCACGAGGACATAGAACGACGAGGTGTCCGTAGGGGTGCCGGAATAGATGAACTGTGCAGTCATGGACAGTCCGT